CGCACTGAGCTAACAGATGACGAGTTGGTGCATTTTGCGGCCTTCCATGAGCTGAAGTCGGAGATGGAAGAAAAAGCTATGCAGCGCGCAAAGCAAGGGCGGCGGTAGACTTCGCTTATTGCTAGGTCGCCGTGGCAGTATCCAGTGTTGAGCTTATCGTTGACGCCTCGAAGGCAATCAATCCGCTTAAGCGCGTTACTGCCGAGACTAAAAAACTAGAAGCTGCAACAAAAAAAAGTACGGCTGAATTAACAAAGTCTGGTCGCGAAATAAAGACTGCGGCCAATGGAATGAAGTTTTTTATTGACGCTGCGGGGCGTGCAAGGAAGGTAAACGGTCAGTTTGTAACTACTGCGGAAGCGGCGGCTGCTGGTTTACAACGTCAAGGCAGAGCAGCAGAAAAAACATCAAAAAGTGTAAGCAAACTTGGCAATGCAGTTCGCACCCTTACTGTCGGTTTTACCGCAGTCCAAGCGTTTAAGTTTGTGATTTTTAAAACGGCGGAACTTGAGCGTCAAACTAAAAGCCTGGAGGTCCTTACTGGCTCGCTTGGGAACGCTCGCAATATCATCGCAGAGCTGCAGCAGTTCGGCGCTGTAACACCGTTCACAAGCGCAGAACTGATCGAGACTGCGAAACGCCTCAAAGCATTTGGCTTTGAAACGGAACAGGTCGTTGACGTAACTAAGCGACTTGCTGACGTTGCCGGTGCAACTGGCGCTGAGCTTGGCGGCATTGCGACCGCCTTTGGTCAGATCCAAGCTAAAGGCAGGCTCCAAGGCGAAGAGCTGCTGCAACTGCAAGAGCGTGGAATTGGGTTACAGGATGAATTAGTAAAGATGTATGGTTTTACTGCGGATGAGTTCCGCAAGGCTTTAGAAGGCGGTCGAATCAGCGCAGATGCGGTAAACGTGGCGCTGCAAAATATCACCAATACAGGTGGCAAATATGCCAACGGTGCAATCGCTCAATCAGAAACTTTGGCAGGAAAGTTCAGCACGCTGGCTGACCAAATTGAACGTGTAGCCCAAAAAATAGGCGAAAAACTGACGCCCCTTTTGCGGGGTGCCCTAACGATTGCGATTAACCTTGTCGACAACATCAATCGATCTTTTGCTGCCGCTTCGCTGACTGATCAGCAGAAACAGGGGTTTAAGCGAGAGGCGGAACAGGAAGTCATGAGGTTTGCCGGGCCAATGCCTGGCGGAGCATTTGGCGCAGGCCAAGTCGTTGTAAGGCACCTTGGCAAGACATATACGGGCTCAGCGTCTTCGGTTGTTTCACAAATAACAAACGATTTGATAAATAGAGAGGTAGAGCGCATGGTCGAAGGGGCAAGAGGCCCAACGGTTAATGCGCCAACAGTACAAACGTTGCCCAGTTTGTTGTCAGCAAGAGGAGGAACTGGCGGGACGCAAGGCAAAACTCCAGAAGAGATCGCAGTTGAAGCAACTAAAGGACAAATTGCAAATCTTAAGCAGCAGGCAACTTTAGCGACTGGGTTAACCCAACAAGAAAAAGATATGTTGAAATTAAAGATAGATATTCAAAATGTTGAAGCAAATCGAGCTTTAATCGGAGATGAACTCACTGAAGAGCATATAAAACAATTAGAAATTGCATTTGCGCAAAAAAACATTGAGCAAGCTCTTAACGATGATCGAGACAGGGCAGTTCAACGTCTAAAAGACGCAGCAGAGGCAAAAGCAAAGGCAGATGCCGCAGAGAAGAAGCGACTGGAGCAGATTCGCGGTATTTACCAAGGAATTAGCGACACGATTGCCGACGGGGTTGTTAACTCATTAAAGGCCGCAATCGATGGCACAAAGTCTTTTGCTGAAGTAGTAACAGGTGTGTTCACAGATCTGCAAAATCAACTTCTGCAGTTGATTCGTAACCAGATATTCTTCGGCAACCTGACCGGCACACTGACTAAAGGATCTGGATTATTTGGCAGCTTGTTCGCAGGCTTCCTTGCTAATGGTGGCCCGGCCCAAGCAGGCAGGGCATACATGGTCGGAGAGCGTGGGCCTGAGATGTTCATCCCACGCAGCAGCGGCACTGTCATTCCTAACAACCAGCTAGGTGGCGGTGGCGCAAATGTCGTCGTGAACGTCGATGCAACCGGCAGTAGCGTGCAGGGCGATGAAGGCTCGTCCCGTCAGCTTGGCGCTCTTATTGGCGCTGCTGTTCAGGGCGAGATAATCAAGCAACAGCGACCTGGAGGACTTCTGAGCCGATGACCGCTAGCTGGGATTCATCCGTCAACCTGCAGCCTGCATACGGCACGACGAAAAGCAGCCAGCCGATTACTCGCACGGCGCGGTTTGGCAGCGGTTATGAACAGGTGGGCAGCCTGGGTATCAACCAAAACCCTAAGTCGTTTAGCCTGACGTACAACCTGTCTGAGACGGAATCAGACACCGTTGAGACGTTTTTAGATGCCCGTGGTGGCACTGAGAAGTTCACCTTTACGCCGCCAGGTGAGAGCAGCAGCATTAAGGTTCGTTGCAGGGCTTGGAACAAGACGATGACTACAAAGGGTCGCGTTCAGCTGACCACAACCTTTGAGCAGGTGTTTGAAGCATGAGCACGCCGCAGTCGATCCAAGAGCAGCTGCAGTCGCTTGAGCCGTCAGCAATCATCGAGCTGTTTCAGCTGGAGCTAACCGAGGCCGTCAACGGCGTCGATCAGACGTATTACTACCACGCTGGTACGAATGAGCTGACCGCGAACGTTACGTTCGCAGGCCAGGAATATGCAGCCACGGCTATTGAGGTGGAAGGCTTTCAAGCTTCAACAAAAGGCGTGCTGCCCCGGCCAACGATGCGGATTGCCAACGTCGGCAATGCCATCTCGGCCCTGCTGCTGCTTTACAACCCGCTGCAAGCAAAGGTCACTCGAATCCAGACCTGCAAAAAGTTCCTGGATGCTGTGAACTTTACGGGCGGCACCAACGCCACAGCTGACCCTACAGCGAAGTTTGAGGATCAGATTTACTACATCGATCGAGTCGCCACTGAAAATCCTCAGCTGGTGGAGTTCGAGCTGGCTAGCAAACTTGATCTGATCAATGTTGCGCTGCCACGTCGTCAAGTGATGGAGCATTGCCCGTGGGTGTATCGCGAGGAGAGCACTTGCGGCTACAAAGGCACCAAATACTTCGACATCAACAACAACCCGACGACTGAAGCCAACGATGTTTGCG